CGTGCAACCATCATACACCCTGCGCATCCCCTGTCAACCGTGCGCCGTCGCATTGGTTGATGTGGCGGCCTCCGATACGGTTTCAGCTGCAGCCACCGCGACCGCAGCACCGCGTCCATCCTTGCGGGTAGGACCGACCGCCAAGCAATAAAAAAGCCCGCCGAAGCGGGCTGGCGCATCACCGTTTCAGGTCGCATTCCAGATCACTGCAGGCATCCAGCAAATCTGAGAGTGGTCCCGAGCTGGTCAGCTCGTCCCACTGCTCATCAGAGCAGAAATCCCGCAGCGCTTGGAATGCCGTGACCACTTGATCGGCAGTGCCGAGTGCAGTGACCAGTTCCTGCAACTGGGTTGCGAGTGTATTCATCTGTCTAGGTGCGGTGGACCGCCGGGATCGCTCCCGACCTGCTCACCGTACCACCGTGCTGCGCCGTGGTCAATCGTGCCGCATCCTCAACGCTGCGCGCGACGCCAGCGATGCCGCCTGCGGCCTGCACCGCCTCCAGCCACTGCCGCTGCTCCGGGCGCAGGCGGCCCGTGGCGCTCTTCACCTCGATGCTGGTGAACACCGCCACCTGCTGCCCCACCATGTCTGGTGTGATCGTCCGCGTTGTCCACCCGATCAGATCAGCGCTGCCAACCGCCAGGCCAAACTGCACCGGCCGGCCATGCTGGTCACGCAGCGTGCCGGTGTTGTTGCGGTACAGGCGCACCGGGCCGCGACTGAGGGCAAGTCGGATGCGCTGCTGGATCTGTTGCTCGGTCAAGCGATGCCATGCCTCTTAGCCAGTCTGGCCTGGTACACCCGCTCAGCCCAGCCGCGCTTATAGCCACGTTGCTGCGCTAGCTGGCGCAGATCCTCCAGCGACTGCGCGGTGCCTTGCTGGCGTTTGCGTTGGCGGGCGGCCATCTCCACCAGCTGCCCCTCAACCTGCTCCAGCTCCCGCACCTCAGCGGCAAACGCATGCCCGCACTCGCCGCACACCCGCGCCTGGCTGGCCATTGCGGCGTAGCACTTGGGGCAGACCTTCACCGATGGCGCCTTCTCGCGGTCTTGCTTCTTGAGGCCCTCCAGCGTCCACTCGCGCGGCTCCAGGTGGTGACCCAGCCGCAGGCAGTTGCCTACATGGTCGAGCACCACAGCCACCTTGCTGCCGGATGGCCGCAGGCACCGGCCGATCATCTGCAGGTGGAGCCCCACGCTGGCCGTAGGTCGCAGCAGGATGCAGCCGCCGACGCTCGGCACATCCACGCCTTCGCCAATCAGCGCGCAGGAAGTCAGTACCTTGATCTTGTTAGCGCCCAGCTGTTTCAGCAGGTGGCGCCTGGTGACGGCATCCATGGTGCCGTCGATGCTGGCGGCAGCAATGCCGCTGGCATTAAACAATGCCGCCACCGCCTCGGCATGGGCAACGCTGCAGCAGAACGCGATGGCGGCCTGGCCGCTTAGGTGCTGCCGGTAGTGGCTAACGCAGTCGCCATGGATCGCGCGCACCTGCTGCTCGGCATCCCGCTGGTCAAAATCACCCATCCGTTTGCGCATCCCGGCTGCGCTGAAGCCCGGCGGTGCCAGCACCCGCGCAGCCGCCAGGTAGCCGTTGTCGGTCAGCCACTGCGCGCTCGGGCCTTCGACCATGGCCTGGTAATGCTCGCCGAGGCCGCGGCCATCACCGCGGATCGGCGTTGCTGTCACCCCTAGCAGCTTGGCGGTGTTGAAGTGCTCCAGCGTCCGTGCCCACGTGCCAGCTGTGGTGTGGTGGGCCTCATCCACCACGATCAGCTGAAACATGTCCCGCGGCAGCCGGTGCAGCCGCCGCGCCACGGTTTGCACGCTGGCCACCTGCACCGCATGGCTCAGGTCCATGGCGCGATTGGCGGCGATGATGCCATGGTGCATCGGCAGGCTGCGGCTGGCCTGGTCCAGCAGCTCCGCGCGATGCACAAGGATCAGCACGCGGTTGCCCTTGCGGCTGGCGGCATCAGCGATGTAGGCAAAGCAGACGGTCTTGCCGCCGCCAGTGGGCAGCACCGCCAGCACGCTGCGCTTGCCCAGCTGGTACTGCAAGCGGATGTCGGTCACCAGCTGCTGCTGGTAGGGGCGGAGGGTCATAGATCCAGCTCCGTTTGATCAGCATTGAACTCGACGCTTCCGGCCATCTCCAAGTTGCGCACCGCCTGCCGGTAGTAGCTGGGCTTCAGCTCGATACCGATGCCACGGCGGCCGGCCTGCACTGCCCCATAGACCTCGCTGCCGACACCCATGAATGGGGTCAGGACGGTCTCGCCTTGGTTGCTCCACATCACGACCGCTCGGTCAATCACATCCAGCTGCAGCGGGTGAACGTGCTTCTCGTCTTCGCCGTCCTTGGCGCCGCGGAACTGCAGCACGTTGTCAATCCGCACGTCATCCCAAACGCTGGAGGCATACTGCCGCCAGATCCACTGGCTGAACTGATTCTTTTTCTGATCACCCTTCATGCCGCGAAAGCCCATGAGGTCATGCGGCACCGTGCGCTCACCGCTGTAGTGCATCAGTCCGACCTCATGGGTTACGGGCACCGGGTTCTCGCCCTTGCGGCGGAACATCAGCAGGTAGTCAGCGTTAGCGATGCTGTTGCGAGTTGAGTCTTCGCAGAGCGTCTTGTGATGGAGGCTCTTCATCATGGTGCGATTGCGCACCATCAGCGGCTCCTTCCAGATCACACGCCGGCCGCCATAGGCGAACCCTCGGGCTTCGTGCTCTCGGATGATCCGGCCAGGTAGATCAAACATGGCATCGCAGCCGGCGTTGCTCAGTGGAATGTCCATGCAATGCACCGCCGAAATCCTGCCGGGCATCATCACCCTTTGGATTTCATCCAGGCAATAGCCGTAGTGCGTGAAAAACTCATCGTAGTTCAGGCAGTTGGACATGTCCCGATCATCGCTGCTGTACTGATACAGCCCAGCAAACGGCGGGGAGTAGACGGTGAGATGCGCCGACGCATCGGGCAGTCCTTGCATGACCTCAATGCAGTCGCCGTTGTAGATGGCGTAGCGGTCGGTCAGCAGTTGATCTTTTACAGCCATTGCGGGAGTGCCGGTGTGGTGGTGTAGAGATTGGTGCGTTTGATCGTGGTTGCATTGTTCATCTGCGCCACCAGTTCTTCAAACATGGCGGACGCTCGCTCAGCCTTGCTGCGCATGTTGGTGAGCACTCTGGCCTCGCCTTCAGTGGCGATCACGTCAAGGTGAACGGTGCCCTGCTGGCCGAACCGCCAGCAGCGGCGGACCGATTGGTAGTGCTGCTCGTAGCTATGGCTGGCAAATGTCACCACATGGGCGCAGTGCTGCCAGTTCAGGCCCCAAGCGCCAATCTTCGGCTTGATCACAAGCACCCGCTGACGACCATTACCGAAGGCCTCATACAGCTCTACTTTTCGGTCGTCTGGCGTGCGGCCAGCAACTTGCGCAGCGCCCGGGATGAGCTGCTCCAGTAAGTCGCCTTCGGCGTTGGTATGACACCAGATCACGGCAGGGCGGTCGTGGTCTACCAGTTGTGCCGCAAACTCGCATCGCTCTTGAATGGTGCGTTTCCGTTCCTCGCGTTCTTCCGCCAAGCCGAAGGCCGGCATCGAAAAAAGCATCCCCTCCGGCGGGCTGGCCGGTGCAATGATGTGATCACGCTCGACCAGCGGCGGCAGGATGAAGCCATCGTTGGCAAAGCCCAGGTCAGACGGCATCCGGCAGGCCCTAGCCCAGCTGGCCACCCAGCGCCAGAAGTGTTCGCGGGCGTGATGCTTGAGGCGCCACTGGCCGATAGTCTGCGATACCCTGAACGCCAGCTTTTTGTAGTAGTTGGCGTTGGCGTTGATCATCGCTTCGGCTGACTCTTGCAGGCGCTCTTCGCGTTTCTGGCCCTTGTCATCCAGCTGTGCAAAGAACCGGCGCAGCATGTCGCTGTAGCTCAGTTCACCCAGCGCTTCAGATGAATTGCCCAGCTCGGTGTAATCATTCGGCGCAGCTGTTGCGGTGCACAGCAGCCGGTACGGCATCTTGGCCATGAAGCGAGTGATCGCCTTTCTGGTGGAGCCGCTAAACGATTTCAGGATGCTCGATTCGTCGCAGACAACCGCACCGAAATCAGCAGGATCAAACAGGTGGAGCCTGTCATAGTTCGTGATCACAATCCGCCCCGGCACGCTGCCATCGCTGGAGCGGTGGCACTCGATGCCGAACTTCTCACCCTCGCGGATGGTCTGTGCAGCGACCGCCAGTGGGGTCAGGATCAGCACCGGGCGACCGGTGTGACGGGCCACGTTCTCAGCCCAGGTGAGCTGCATGGCGGTCTTGCCTAAGCCGCAATCAGCGAAGATCGCGGCACGGCCCTTGCGCACGGCCCACTGCACGAGGGCCTGCTGGAAGTCAAAGAGCTGCGGCGGCATGAACACTGGCTCGAAGCCATGATCAGCGCCGGTGTGTTGCTTTTGATCTAGAAATGCCTGGTAATCGCTCATGCCACGGCCTCTACGTCAACAGATGCAGTAGATGGATCAACCTCACGACGGCTGATCGGCTGAGGCGCAACGTATGGCTCAGTGATCAACTTGTAGACGGACTGACAGACCATCACGGCATCGCGGAGCTTCTTGATGTCATCGCTGACAGAGAAGATCCCGCGATCTACCTGCCGCATGGCCTGCAGATACGCTTCTGATCCTTCCCTGGCGAGAGTGTTGCGCAAGAAGGCGTCGAGCGATTCAGCCGACTGCTGCAGGTTGTTCAACTTCAGGCGATAGCTCTGAATGTCCTGCTGCAGCTGGAACTGCCGGCGCTCCTCTTCCAGCTCCTCGGCCGACTTCTTCGGTGGCGCCGGCTTCTTGGTTGCCTTTGGTGGAGCAGCAGCTTTGGCCTGACGCTCGGGGTCGGCAGGCTTTTGCCCAACAGTGAGCGCCTCCTGCTTGGCCTCCTCGATCTCGCGCTCTTCGCGCTGCTTCAGCTGTTTCAGCCCCTCCTTCTGGCGCAGATAGTTGGAAGATTCATCCTTGGTAGGAGGGCGGGCCTCGCCTTTGCGTTCGCGCTTGTCCGGGGGAATGGACTCCCAAGCTTCTTGCCAGGCCGCGATAACCTCGGGCTGGGCTTCGGCAAACGGCGGCTCCATCCTGCTGAGCGAAGATAGGGAGGCCGGGCGCTCCCAGTCATCAACGCGCTGCATCATCGACTGATACGGGCGCAGCTGACTCACGTTTGTTGGCAGTGGCAACGGCAGTAGGCCACGCTCTGCACGGCTTTCGTTTTCAGCAACAAAGCCGGCGTAGAGCACCGACAACATGATGATCGTGTTGGCGGTTTCGTCGTGAATCGCTTTGTTGCCGCCTTCCAAGCGAAAGTCGCGGCGCCTTAGCCACTCTCTCCAGTCGCGTTCAGTGTCGGCAGCCGTCCAGACCGTATCGGTCATGAACTCGCCGGTCCACTTCATGGCGGTCAGCTCAGCGCCCAGCAGCAGTCGAGCCCGCCAGTCGAGATCGCAAAGCAGCTCAATGTTGCGGACGCGAATCGAGCACCGCTGCTCGGGGCTCATTTCAACACTGGTGGATTGCAGGCCCAACGGAGGGCCGATGGATACAAGGTCTGTCATGATGGCATTGCTGTGTTGATGGGCCCCGCCAAAAACGCCTTTCCGGCGGGGCCCGTTTTTTCAGTGATCAGGCTGCTGCAGCCACCTCTTCTTCCGTCGCAGGAGCCAAGACGCGGCTGAGGTCAGCCAGCTTGCGGCCGGCTTCGCTGGCGGCCAGCAAACCGGCAACATCGCCGCCAGTGGCGCGGTAGGCGTCCATGGTGCGAACGAACTCGTCGCGCACCTTGCTGAACTTGGCAGCGAACTTCTCAGTCGCCATCAGCGCATCGGACTCGTTGACCAGGCGGATTTCGCCGCTTTCTTTCACCAGCGTCAGGCGCAGCCCGACGAGGTTGTAGAGAAGGACATTGATCTTGCCGACACCGGCAACCACTGAGCGTTCAGTCAGGTCGCCATCACCGGCAGCCACGACTTCGCCCACGGTGCATTTGCGGCCGAGGTACTCGATGAGCTGAAGCACATAGCCAGCAGTGTTGTAAGCCTTGCCGCTGATCAGGTGATCGCGGTTGTTTTCCAGGATCAGATCTTGAAGCCCAGTCTTGTTCGACAGGCGGGCCAGGAGATCGTCGGCAGAGAGGCAGAGGGGCTCCAGGGCGGTCTTGGAGTCACCGTTGAAAAGGCGGCGTGCGGGCATGGTGAATCCGCCGAATGGCGGGGGCTGTGTTGTGCGCGGCTGTCGCGTTGAGCGTGCCGCGTGCGTGAATCATACAGAGCGCGTCGCGTGGGTGCAAGGCTTGCTGACCGTAGCAGCGGCGGCTACAGTCCGCAAGCCCCCACCGCGAGCTGATGCGTCTTGCCCATCCCACACCCGTGCGCCTGACGCCTGATCTGTTGCGGCGGCTGGATGCCTGGCGTGGTGATGCCATGTCGCGTGCAACGGCGATCCGCGTGCTACTGGAGCGGGCGCTTAAGCAATGACCATCCAAGACCTCACCCGCGGCAGGTGGCCGGACCTGCTGGCGGCGCTTGCTGGGCTTACGGCTGACCAGCTGACCGATCGCCACCAGCCTTGCCCATGCTGCGGCGGCAGCGATCGCTACCGCTTCGACGACAAGGACGGCACCGGCTCGTGGTTCTGCAACCAATGCGGCGGAAAGGATGGCAGCGGCGGTGGCGGCAACGGCATGGACCTGCTGACCCGCATCACCGGCTGGCCGTATGCCGAAGCGTGCCAGCGCATTGAGCAGCACCTATCAGTGGTGCCGGATCCGCCGACTGCCGGCGCTGAGCAGGTCTGGCATTACAGCACCGCCTTCATCGTCTGCCGCTTCCCCGGCAAGAAGATCCGTCCACTCTGGTACGACGGCACCGGCTGGCGATGGAAGGCACCTCCAGCGCCGCGGCCGCTGTACTGGGCGCGGCGGGCCGCTGATGCGCCGGTGCTGATCGTTGAAGGTGAGAAGACCGCCGATGCTGCCGCACGCCTGTTCCCATCGGCTGCGGTCGCCACATGGCCATCGGGCTGCAAAGCGATCGACAAGGTCGACTGGTCACCGCTGGCCGGGCGGCGCTGCACCCTATGGCCTGATGCTGATGACGTCGGCCGTCAGGCGATGGTCAAGCTGGCCGGGCGCCTGCTGTCGATCGGCGTGGCGCAGGTGCGGATCGTCACCACGCCCGATGGCGTCGCCGATGGCTGGGATCTTGCTGATGCCACATGGACGCCAGCCGAAGCTGCTGCCTACCTCAAGGCAAACCGCTCGCCGCCAATCGAGGCGCCAACCGCGGCGCCGGAGCCGCCTGATCCGATAGCGCAACCAGACCCCGAGCCACTGCCAGCAGCTGGTGAGCACTTCGCCTGCCTTGGCTTCGATGGTGACGGCTACTACTACCAACCCGCCAGCACTGGTCAGGTCTGCCGCCTATCGCGCAGCAGCCACACCGGCACCAACCTCTGCGCACTGGCGCCGTTGTCGTATTGGGAGACGCTCTATCCCAGCAAGACAGGCGTCAACTGGACTGCAGCCGCCAGCAGCATGTTCACCCAGCAGGCCGCGGCTGGTGTCTACTCTCCCGATCGCATTCGCGGCCGTGGCGCATGGTGGGATGGCGGTCGATCAGTCCTGCACCTCGGTGATCAGCTGATCGTTGATGGCAGCAGCCGCACCGTATGCGATGGCATCACCGGCAGCAGTTACGTCTACCAACGCCTCAGCCGCCTGCAGGGGCCATCAGGCGTGCAGCCATTGGATGACGACGCAGCCTTCCAGGTGCTTGACCTTGCCGAGCGGTTCCTGTGGGAGGTGCCAGCCTCCGGGATGCTGCTGGCTGGTTGGGTCACGCTGGCGCCCATCTGCGGCGCGCTCGACTGGCGGCCACATGCCTGGCTGACCGCAGGATCCGGCTCCGGCAAGTCCGAAGTGCTCGGCCGTTATGTCACCCCACTGCTAGGTGACATGGGCCTGATCGTCGCAGGCAACACCACCGAGCCCGGCATCCGGCAGGCCCTGCGCGCTGATGCGCTGCCGGTGGTCTTTGACGAAGCCGAAAGCAATGAGCGCAACGATCAGCAGCGGATGCAGGCAGTGCTCGGCCTTGCGCGGGTCGCCAGCAGTGAAAGCCGCGCGCATACGCTTAAAGGCTCGCCAGAAGGTGACACGCAGCGCTACACCATCCGATCCATGTTCCTGATGAGCAGCATCGCCACTGCTCTAAAGCAAGGTGCGGACAAATCACGCTTTGCGCAGCTCACCCTCCGCAACCCAGCCGAGCTGCCAAAGGATGAGCGCACCGCGCACTGGGAGGCATTGGATCGCGACCTGGATCGCTTCATCTCGGAGCAGGTCGGTCAGCGCCTGATCGCGCGCACCATCGCGCTGATCCCAACCATCCGCCAGTCGGTCAAGGTGTTTGTCAAGGCCGCGGCCGAGGCATTTGACTCGCAGCGCCTTGGCGATCAATACGGCACCCTGCTGGCCGGTGCATGGGCGCTGCAATCGCGTGAGGTGGTCACCCGCGATCAGGCATGGGCGCTGATCGAGCAGAACGACTGGACGGCCTACAGCCAGGCCGTAGAGGTGCCAGATGAGCGCCGCTGCCTGCAGACCATCCTGCAGCATCAGCTCCGCGTCGAAGGTGACCGCACCGTCACGCGCACCATCGCAGAGCTTGTGGAGCTGGCGCTGCACCGCGGCAGTGATCCGCATGTCACCCCGACCGAGGCACAGAACGTGCTCGGACGCCATGGCATCAAGGCGGAGGATGGCTGCGTGATCGTCAGCAATACGGCTAACGCCGTCGCTCACATGCTCTCGGATACGGCATGGAGCAACTGCTGGCCGATCGTGCTGGCGCGCTTGCCAGGCGCTGTGAAGACCGGCGCTGTTTGGTTCAAAGGCGGCGGCGGAACCAGCCGCGCGGTGCAAATGAGCATCGAGCTGTTAGGTCTGTTAGGCGCTGGTTAGGCCCAAAACCCAGTCCACCACTCATTCCTAACAAACCTAACGGTCCTAACGGATTTTCGGAAGACCCCCTTATAGAGAGGAG